CGCCGAAAGATCCGCCATGTTCTTCGCAGTTTCCGCCTGCGCGACACCTTCTTGGATAGCCTGACGCGAACCACCGAACGCACCCGCACGGGCGGCGTTTGCCGAGACTTGGTTCAAGTTTTGGAGCAATGCTTCCTGACCACGTGCAAGCGCACGGTTCTCAACTTCCCCGATAAACGGGTTCATGTATGCGGTGACATCGCCTTGCAGGAACGAAGGAGCCTGATAGCCCGTCAAACCGGACACGGTCCCCGCCGCAGTCTGGTAGAGTGGGGCCGTTGTGCCAGCTTGACGCTGCGCCATGCTGAAAGCTTGTTCCTGTTCTGGCGCAAAGCCCGCTACAAGTTCGCCACCGTATGCCTGATAAGGACGGCTCGCAATTTCGTCCGCAAGACGAAGGTTTTGCTTAGTAACGTCTTCCAACCAAGCTGGTAGCTCAGTCTTCTGCGTTACGGTTTGTGCTGCGGGAGCCTTGCTGCCCATGTCAGTTTCCTTTTAGATCGAAGTCCATCAGGACCATCTTGGTCTTCCAACCAGCGTCCTTTAGGTACTTCTCGTAACCCGGTCTGACCGCAGCCCGAGCGAATTCAATCCCGTTATCCTTGGCCCACTTCACAAGCTGGCCCTTGAGTTCAATCACGCCGTTTAATTCCCCGGCGGACATGAACACGTTTGCAAACTTTCTACGCGGGCTGACCGCAATCTCAGTGATGACAACTGCCCGGTCGTTATAGAACAGTTGCATCTCCCCCTTCTTCAGCGCATCGACCACGTCTTCAAGAGTGTGGGTCGAACCCATGAGACGGAGAGCCTTCTCCATCTTTTTGAATAACGCTGCCTTAGATGTCTCGGGTCTTGCCGTCATTGATTGCCGTTGTAAGGACGCCAGCGTTATTGACCGTTACCTCATACACCGTCCCGTTAGGCGCTTGCAGTAGGAGGCGAGGACTAGCTTCGCTTTGACTTACGGCAGGCTGGAACGCACGGCGGAGCGCGTCAATAATCTGGTTAAAAGCCCCAGAACTATAGGAAGGAGGGGCCGGTGGGAGGTAGATTATCACCGTCGCGGCCCCTCTGCAATGTCCATACGGATAGTCCCCAAAGACCAAAAAATATCTTGGTTTGCTTCGATCCGCATCCGCACATCTCGGCTGGAAATGCGCGTGTCTACATAGCCATTTGTACGGACAGTGTACGGACCATATGTGCGCTCCGCGCCTTCCGGCGTCTGTCGGCCATAGAACCGGAAACGCATTGACGCCGTACCTTCCGCATTGGCAGGCATGAGCTGGGTGATTTCGATACCCTTATCGGACGGTGGGCCAAGGCCCAGTTGCGCCGTCTCGGCCCAAACCGAACCAACGCGCGTCAGACCCGCAGCCAACCAGCCATATTCATGGTCGTAGATATGGTTGTCCGAGCCAGACATGAGCGGACGGTCGCGTTCCGCAGCCGGGGACATGGCGGTGCGCTCAAGGTAGCCGAACGACCACCAATTCTCAGCATAGTTCCAGATGGAGTAACGGTCGCACTCGTTGCTGTTTTCAGACGGGTGGAAGAACCAGACCTCAGAAAACGCGCCATTCCACGCTGCAAAGCCGCGCAGTCTGGCGGCGTTTAGGTTTACGTCGTTTACGTACCAGTCGTAAATCGAGCAGGGCACGTTGATAATTGCCCCGCCTTCGTAAAGCCGGAAACCAGTCTCAGAGTGCCAGACACACTTGCCTTCGAATGTGGCCGTGGACATCGGGGAAAGAAGTTTCGTCTCACCGATACGCTCCACCACATAAATGTAGGGCAAGCTGGCGTAGCGGACGAGGAAAACCTCCGTATCCGAAAACACCAATGCACCCTCACGCACGGGCACGATGGTCCGCAGTGGGGAAGTCGCTTCCACGTCGAGGTATCCAGCGGTATTCGTCGTGCTGGCGTAATGCCAGTCTGTGAAGTCTTCACGTGAACACCACGCGATGCGGCGTGGATTATTGTCTGCGCCGATGGCAATCACGTGCCGCTCGGGCGTCGTGTGGACGGCCACGGCGTTGCTCACGACGTTCGTGAGTGTCGCGGTGCCCACCGTGGCAGTCGTGGCAATGTTCGGAGTGCCTGACTGAGTGTAGGTGAACGTGGTCGGTGTCGGTGTAGCTACAATGGTGAACGTGCCATTATACGCACCGCTATTCGGCGTGGTGCCCGCTACGACGATGGTGCGCCCGACCGTGAAGTCATGGTGGTGGGACACGGTGATTGTGGTCGTACCGCCGCTGTGCGCGACGTGTGTAATGGTACGCTTGCCAATCTGCTGCACGACTTCAGACGGAGTGCTGGTATCATAATAAAGCAAGCGACCGTCGATGTTGTCCAAACAGATGACATCTTCACCCCAGTTGGTGAAGGACCACATGCCCGCAACAGGTTGCCATATGCTGGATGGATTAGCGCGGGCGTCACCATAGTCTTCTTCGTTGTAGTCGTTCGTACCGAAACCAACACCGCCCGCGTCGTAAAGCGGGACGAGGTTCGGCGGGGACACGTTCACGTAAGAACCGTCCACCAATGCTTTTAGCCGGTCATCCTGCCCGACAAGCAAGCGTTCGATATTGGCGTTGTCTTTCCAGACGTGGAGCGCGCGAACGGTTGTCTCCATCGGGGACGAACTAATACGCTGCCATCCACCGACTGGTTCAAGTACACCCTGCCGCCAACGGATCAAATTGACGTCCCACCAACGATCCGGGTTCTCGTACGGTGTTGCCCCACGCACGACACCCGGTGGCAGTTTGACTGGAAAGAGAGCCATTTACGCCTCGTTTGTAGAAACCGGACCAGACGCGGAACGCCAGACTGGTTTCCCGAACCACGGTTTGCTTTGACCTTCCGGCCAGCGTTTTGCGATGCAACGTGACTTGGCAATCCGCGTCACATTCACCGTGTTATCTTGGTTGCCGCCTAGCACATGAAAATGATGCTCATCTTCAGCAACATAAAACCCAACATGTCCGCCGCCGTTGCGGGAAAAGACTAGCACCGTGCCGGGAATGGCGACCGGGCAATCCTCGCCCCATTTCGCGTAGGCACGCGCAGCGAGGAGATCCTTCGGCGGCGTGATCCCATTCGTTTGCAAGCAATACCCTACGTACAGCCCGCACCACGGGATGTCATCGTCGGTGTAGAAATCCTTGACCCACGGAGCCATCGCAGCAGCCCAACCGAGAATGACCGGGTTGCTGGACTTGCCTGCCTGCTCATTGGTACCAATCAGGCGGCGGGCGGTAGTGAGCCATTTTGGTTCGGTGAACATCACGCTTTCATAATGTAAGCGAGGGCGAAGTACGGGGGACGGTTTTCATGGCTTAACCCACCTCCAGTTGCGCCGGAAGTTCCAGATACAGTATGAGTATGCGCGCCTGCGGAATTAACGGTTATTCCAGTAGATTCAGTGGTAATTAACCCACTATAATTAACAGGTGTTCCGCCACCAGATGTCAAACCACTCCCAAAACCATCCTGTTTCAGATAGCTTCCGGGATGAGTATGGCCGGGGTCGGTAATACTATGTGTATGCGCTCCAGCAGAGGATGTTGTCGCTGAAAACGAATGAGTATGGCTTGGTATTTGCGTTGCATCAAGCGTAATGCTATCCGCGCCACCTGTTGCAGCTACGGCATAAGACGATCCAGCACCGACGATAAAGCGGTCACGCAAATCTGGAGTGCCGTTCGATCCGTTACACAGCAACCATCCTGATGGGATGCTGGCAATGGAGCCCGACCACATCATAATTGCGCCAGAAGGCACACCGTTTTGTAATACGAAGGCCGTGGTGGCGATCTGTGTTGTGTTCGTGCCCGCCGATGCAGTGGGTGCGGTCGGCGTGCCGGTGAAGGCGGGGGACGCTTTGGGCGCAACCAAACTGTCGATAATGTCCAAATCGGCGTTGAGCTTCGTGCCCCAAGTGTCCGTTGAAGCACCCACTTCCGGTTTGGTCAAGTTAAAATTTGGAGTATATGAATCGGCCATATTAATTCACCTGTTGCCAGATCTCGCTCGCGGGCGAGGTGGTGGTCCAAATATCAGAAGCCGGGGAGGTGGTAGACCAAGTCCCGGAGGCAGGGGTTGATGTGGTCCATGTCTCAGCGGCAGCGGGACTAAGTGTCCATGTCTCCGCGAAGGGAACGTCATCTTCCCAAAGCTTCCGGCCATTGACGGACAACGCAGCGATAGCGGCAATGGCCGATTGGCCGATGTAAACAATCTGTCCAGCACCAGAAACAGCGGAAGTCCCAGTGATAGACGCGCTGTCAATATACACGACATGGGCATTTGCGGCAACGCTGGACTGGCCGAGGATAGCGGCGCTGTCGAGGTAGATGATGTGCCCGCTGGCGGAAAAGGCGGACGCGCCCACAATGGCGGAAGATCCAAGGTAAATGATCTGGCCTGCCGGGCTGACAGTCGATACAGCATTGCTTTCGGCCATCGCGTCAAGGACGCGGACAGCGTCGGCTTGGACGTTAGACATACCCTGCACAGCCGCCGACGCATCCAGCACCGTGTAAGTCTGGAAGGCATCTATCTGAAAGGCATTTGGCTGGAAGGCAACATCCATAGCCATTATTCGGTTGCTGTCCTTTCAGCGGGGGCAATCACCAGCTTGCCTTCAGCGACAAGCTGCATGATAGCTTGATAGTCGGTATTTTCTGGATCAAGAGGCACAATAACGTCAGCACCGCTTTTTTTCACAGATATACCGCAGTGTTCGCCTGTTAGTGGGTTTGCGATATATTTAGCGTTTTCATATTCCATAATTACAACTCCGCACTAGCCGTGTACGTAAATGACATGTAAGCGTTTGTTGATACACTGGCTGAGATATAATGCACAAAACCACGCGGACCTGAGTACACTGCTGACGTATACGACCCGATTGCATTTGTTGCAGAATATGAAAAACCAAGCGTCGGCGTTACGCGCATTGCTATTGGAAAATGCACGGGGTATGTGCTTGCAAAAGTAGCGTTTGGAGCCGGACATACATGATATTCAGTGGATGGCTGAATTTGATAATAACGCTGAACCTGTTGATGTTGGATTGTCTGGTCAGGCAATTCGAATGGCGTTGCAACCGAACCAAGCTCAAATTGAACACCCGTCAAATCCCAAGTTGCTCCGTTTGTACCAACAATGTTTGTTGCACCAGTTGGTCCATAAAAGTTAGTAGACGTTCCCCATGAACCCGCTGTCCCACGGGATGACGTACCAGCGCCAAGGTCAAAATAGATTTGAAGACCCGTGCCATTGCTTGTCAGGTCCCACGTCCCGCTTGTAGGGCCAGCAATAGTGATTGTCTTATATTCCCATGTGTTTGCAGCATTGATACTGTAGCTGAACACATAGTTTCGATCAGCATTTGCGTTAAATAACGCTCCACCAAACGTCCCCGTAAGAGATGATCGCACCCAAAACGAAAGTGTCATCGTTCTGGCAGTCGATGCACCCCACGCCGTATCGAACATGTTGGCAGCTTCGATCTTCTGGGCAACTACATAAATTGCCGAAGAGCTTGGTGTCGTTGCCGCTGAAGACGTGATCCGAAGATAGGAGGCTAGGTTCGTAGGGCCACCAGACAACTGTCGTTGTAGCGAGAACTTTGAGGCTAGCGTCTGAACGTAAAACCAACGGTCTAATGTATAAGTTTGAGCATTGGCTACGCCACCAGCCCAGACCGTACCACTACCGCGTTGGTCCCACAAAAAATGCCCGTTGATAATCTTGTTGCGGAAGGCAAACGGCGTTGGCATCGCAACCGTGCCAGCCGCAGTCACATTACCATTCGCATCAAGGACGAGATTATTAGAGGCCGATGAACCATGTTTGAGGTTGGTGGCTTGTAAGGTGGACATGGTTATTCAACCCCTTCTTGGGGAACATGAGGATCGTGACCGAAAGGCGGTGGCGGCAAGGTCGGATGGTTCCACGCCTTGATGTAGTCGCCCAACCCGTCACTGTCATTTTGCAAAAAAATAGTGCCTTTATCAGGATCAAAATCCGCATCGGTTAATTGCGGATAATAATTTTTAATTTGCTCAAAAAGCGACATTATGCAGCCCTCGCTAGGAAGCCATTAATCCATACAAGGGTGCTACCTCCTCCACCATATATGGTTGGGGTTGTCCCGTTGTCGTAGGTATAGACTTCTAAGTAATCGGTTGTTCCGTTACAGTAAGCAACGCATGAAAGTATTAATAAAATTTCGTTTGGTGGTGTTGTGACAAAATTACTGCCGCGCTTATAACTGCCGCCGTTTTTATAAAGTAGAATACTTCTGATAGAAGTTGTTGCACCAGTAGTATAAACATACACACCAGAATTAATCTGATAATACCCCGCAACTGTCGGAGTAAACCGATATGTCGATGTGTCATAGTTTGAATTGGTATCAAACTCTTCAATAGCAAAGGGGACTTTTGTAAAAACCCCGGAGCTTATTGATGTATTGGCAGATGAATATGCACTAAACGCCGGACCATTTCCCGCCACGTTAGTAGCCATCATCGCCTGAGTGATGATGCCCGTGCTTGCGGTCGAAACAACCGTACCAGTGTTATCAGGCAGCGTAAGTGTACGCGCCGATGCGGTTACAGGTTCTTGTAGCGTGATAGAGCCGCCACCGGAACTATTAAGTTTGAGAGACATTAGGCCGCTCCCTTGAGCGCGTTGATTTCAGCCTGTAGTCCTTCGACCTTGGCGTTGAGTTCTTGAATGGCTTTGGTCAACGTGGCGACGAGAAATGATGTATCCACGCCCTGATAACGCGGTTTTCCATCTTCGTCCACGGCATCTTTTTCACCAACCACGCAATCAGGAACTACCGTTTGTAATTCATGCGCGATGAACCCTTGACCTGCCGAACCGTCTAGCTTCCATTTCCATGTTACCGGATTAAGTGCAGAAACAGTGTCCAGCGCATTTTCGATTGGCTGAACATCATTCTTCAACCGATAGTCGGATGAAGTTAAATATGCTGTTGCCGTATTTGAATATGTTATGCCGCCGACATAACCGACGTTATGATAGAGAGCGAAAGCATCATAAGTCCCCGAAGCTGTCTTAAAAATATTTAATCTTCCCGCAGTCCCACTGTCATTAAATATACGAATACCGGGACTGGTAGTTGATGTTGTCCCTACCAATAGTCCGCTAGATAACACACGTAGACGCTCTACCCCGTTAGCGGAAATAGCAACTATATCGGAAGCGGGAAATGTAATACCCGTATTTGTGTCAGTACCTTGGATAGCTGGTGTTGCATCCGAACCATCGACACCAGCAAGCCCAGTTGAGCCATTGATCGTAATAGGCATATTACACCACCGTCCAAACTGAACCTGACGGGACCGTGACCGTCACGCCGGAATTGATTGTGACCGGTCCAAAAGTACCAGCGTTCTTACCCGCTGTGATAGTGTAATTCGCGGTTACCGCTTGGCCGTTTTCTATAAAAATATCGTCCGTGCCGGAACCTGTCGCGCCACCACCAACAGAACCCCATGCGGAGCCGTTATAACCTTCAAACTTATTGAGCGTGGTGTTGAAGCGGAAAAGACCTGTTGCCGCTGTAGGGCGCTGTGCGGTCGTTCCAGCCGCAATATTGGCCGCGCCTATATTACCACCCGTGAGCGCAACAAAGGCCGTTGCATCTACAGAAATCGTAGTACTACCAAGCGCAATGCCCGTGCCGGGAGCAATCTCTTCCGTCGCACCAGTGCCCGCAGTCGTGCGCCCCAGCAACCGATTGGTCGCTTGGGTTAAAACATGTTCATCGTTCCAGTCGGACGGCTGGACAATCGTATTGTCCGGGCCGTCTGTCTTGGCAGACTGAAAAAGATGCTTGAGAGAGATTGCCATGCGGCCCGCCTATTAGGTGAGCGTGATGTCGAGGTCGCCGGTCGGGATGCGGAAAACGTCGCCCGATGCAATCGTCTTGCTGGAAGCAAGGTTGCCGTAAGCTAGAAGATTACCGGATGTAAGCGCGTCGAATACACCGACTGCCACGACCGTACCCCATGCGCCCGTAGCAACCGGCCATTCGACCGCAGAGGTGTTCGTGGCAAGGTTGCCAGAAACAGTGAACGCGCAGGTCTGACGTTC